CCGGCAAGAGATCATGGTCCAAACCAAGCAGAGCTTGCGAGCGTTGGGCTTCACATCCATCTCCTTTGATGGAATCGAAGTCAGTCATGAGTCTTCGGTTCCTGCGGGCGTCGGCTACGGCATCGCCCTCAAGAACTGCGAGCTGAAGGGCATGCAGGATCGTCTGCTGGTTCCGGAAGGTCCGGAATACGACATGCGAACGCAAGCGCATCTCGCAGTGGTCAGCACGCTTTCCAACCTCAAGTTCAAGTCGCCGCGCAACTTTGTGAAGCTGGCCGCGCACGACAACATCTAACCAACATGACGCCGCCTGTCGGTGAGCCTACAAAGGCAGCCGGTGGGGGCGTCACCATACATTCGCCTCATACCGATTTCTGGTTTGAACAAGGAATAGACAAATGCTCGTTGATGGCCAACCGTTCGAACTCGGAAGCTATGAGACAGGAACGGACAGCGCTGGCGCTTTGACGGCTTGGGAATTTCCCGGCCGCAAGTACATCATGCCAGCGAAGGTGGATTCGGGAACGCCGTACAGTCCGAAGCTGCGGGCGGGCGGTCGCCAAATCGAAGCCGTTGTGCTTCGCAACGTCAGCGGCGGAGCGTTGCTTCCGGCGCGAGTCGTGGCGGCAAATTTGACGACGGCGTTAACGCCGCCGACCGGGACCAACATCCTTTACGCCATCGAGGAAGTGGACGCCCAAGCGGCCGGTGTGGCGGAGCTGCACTGCTGCATCGTCGATCCCTGGCTGGACTCGGCGGGTGTCCCCGACGACGGATTGTTCTGGGGAATCCTTGGCGGCCCGTGCCAAGTTCGCTTGGCGGGCGCTGGCAACTGGGGTGCTGGAGGCGACATCACGGTTGGCGATTACATGGTCGCCACGGCCGATGGTCGCGCCATCCAGTACAACTCCGGCACGGATGTTCCGGAGGCGATCATCGCTTTCGCTCTCGAAACGCTGGCCGAAGCCGGAAACGAAGACGGCCTGATGTGGGTCAACGCCTGCGCTCGCTTGTTCTGATCTTCATCGCGGCCCAATGGCCAATTTGTCAAGCGGCTGGGCCTTAAAAATCCCAGCCGCTTTTTTTAATCCATCGCTTGAGCTTAAAGAAATGATCGATCCGCTCAAATCTGACACCGACTTCGAACTTGTCAAAGATTTCATCAAGGGCGACGGCATCACGCAAGAGTGCCGCGTGTGCGAGAAATCCTTGCCGCAAACGGCCGACTGGTTCCATCGGGATTCCAGCACGCCATCGGGATTCCGCGAAGTCTGCAAGACCTGCCGCAAGCAAAAGGAAGACATTGCGCGCGACAAGGCGATTGTGCAGAAGGTCCGCGAGCTGGACCTGAAGACTCTGGAAATTCTCTCCAGCCCTCATTCTCCCAAGCAGACTCGCATCCCGCATCAGGCGGAGATGTACGAGAAGCTGATGATCGGCTTCGGCGGCCCCGAGGGATTCACTCAGCATTTCATCGCCAACTTCCTGGCGTCCAAGCCCGGCACGGCGATTCGCGAGAAGATGCTGCGGGCAATCTTGAATTTGTCCAAGGACGTGACTCAGGTTGGCGCCACGTCGAAGGACTTGAAAGCTCTCTCGGATGACGAGTTGGAGAAGGAAGTGGAGGAGGCGGCGACCATCGCTTTGCAGCTCCATGTGATCGATCCCGACGCGCCTCAGAAGGAGTCAAAGCGTGGTCAAGCCGGGTGAAACTCCTGAACAAGCGGCGATGCGGCAAACCCTTGATCGAGCAAGCACTCATGCTCGTCAGCGGCTGTCGTCTGCTGTTCAGGAATCTCTGACCCGCAAACGCGAGGGTCTGCGGCTGTACGATCCCATGCCCTATCAGGATCGCTATCACCAGAGCACTGTCAAAGAGGTGATCTTTCGCGCCGGGAACCGCTGCGGCAAGTCGATTGCCGGGTTTGTGGAGACGGCCCGAGTCGTCACGAACCAAGACCCTTATCACAAATACCCAGAGAAAGACGGCTGCGCGGTCTGTGTTGGCTTCAAGGAACAGCACATCGGGATGGTGATTTTCCCGTATCTCTTCAAGCCCGGCGCCTTCCGGATCATCTTTGACAAGGCTCTCGACAGGTGGCGCGCGTGGCGTCCGATCACGGACAAGCCTGCGGGAATTTTGCACAAGCATACTTCGCCATCGCCGCCGCTGATCCCGGAAAGATTCGTTGAGCGATTCATTTGGGAGAAGCGAGGCAAGAACGTCGTCAGTCGGATTGATTTCACCACCGGCTGGGAGCTGCATTGCTTCAGCTCGCGGGCGGTTCCGGCCCAGGGATTCCAGGCGGATTATTTCCACATCGACGAAGACCTTGAGCAGTATTCTTGGTACTCGGAAGTCATCGGCCGCTTGATGGATCGCGGCGGCAAACTGCGATGGACGGCTTTGCCGCACAGCAAGAATGACGCCTTGGTCAACGTGGTCGACCGCGCCCAAGACGAAGCGAATTCTTTTGCCAACGGCGGCCCGGTTCCTTCGACGGTGGATATTCACGCCACGATTTACGACAACGTCTACATCGACGAGGTGGAGAAAGAGGAAGCCATCAAGCGATGGAGGCAGGAGGGCGAGGACGTTTACCGCAAACGCGCCTTGGGCGAGATGGTCACGGATTCGATCATGGTGTATCCGTCCTTCTCGCGCAGCCTGCACGACGCGATGCGGGAGCAGCCGGGCATGAGCAAGGCGCGGGAAATTTTCATCGAGTCGATGAAGAAGACCGGACAGCCGCCGCGTGACTGGATGCGGATCATGGCCCTCGATCCAGGGCACGCTTTCTTGGCGGCCTTGTTCTGTGCGATTCCGCCTCCGGCTTTGGGCTTCGAGCGTTTCATCTACGACGAGATTTACATCCTCAAGGCCACGGCTCGGATGTTTGCTCAGTTGCTCAAGAAGAAGGTCGCCGAGTATCACTTCCAGAGATTCCTGATTGACGCCCATGGCGGCGCGCACTCCAGCTTTGACACGGGAAAATCTCCCCGCGAGGCATACAGCGCTGAGATGCGAACCATGGAAATCTGGTGCGAGGAAACCAAGGAGCATTTTCGCTCCGGCGTTGACGACATCGCAGGCCGCGAGGAGCTGCTTCGCTTGTGGATGGGGATCGCTTCTTCAGGCGAGCCGACGCTGTTTGTTCACATGCAGAACTGTCCGAACCTTGTCACTGAAATCTCGCGTTTCAAGAAGATGATTTACAACGACATTGTTCAGGACAAAGCGAATCGTCGCCTTCGCTGTCATGCGATTGAGTGTTTGGAATACATCGCCGCCGACCAGTCAAAGTACATCGCTCCTCGCCGACACGAAGTTCAGCTTACCCGCGCTCAGTTTATTCTCAAGGGAATGGAGGAGCGTAAGCAGTATCGGATGTCCAAGGGCCGCCGTCCGAATTCTGCAGTTATCTCACTTGGCCCTCCGGACTAACGCAATGCCCGAAGCAACCCCATTGATCACGGACCCCGAAGTCATGAACTTTCAGATGCCAGGCGTTCTCGCTGGCGAGACCGTTTCGTGGTACACCCACGGCACCCGAAAGACCAACTTGCATCCGCAGTTGGCGATTGTCCTCAAGGTGGATCGCCGGAGCGTGAAGCTCAAGACGCTGGTCAGCGAGCGGATTCTTGAAGCGTGCCGCCACGTTGACGATCCGCGACTCGCAATCAGCTCGGACATGCGGGAAGACGGGGCTTGGGAATATTCCCCGGCTCACAAATTCCGTTCGCAGTTGGAAATGCGAGTTTCTCAGCTGGAGAAAAAAGTCTCCGACTTGGAGTCGGATTCGGTTCCGAAGGCGACTAAGAAATCCAGCTAAGGCTTCTCATGGCGACCGCTACCGACAACCGACCCGATCTGTCCATCGACGGCGAACATCCGCTGGCCCCTGTCTGTATGCAGTGGCTGCGGAAGATCAGCCTTGCGATGGATTTCAAGCATGACCTGTTCGGCAAATTCGCCGATGAGGCGTGCAAATACTACGACGGCTCCCACAACTTTATGTGGAACGACGAGTATTCACGCCAGCAGACCACAGGCTTCTTGGACTCGGAGTCGGACGCGGTTTTGCCGATGTTTCGCATGACGGTGAATCGAGCGTTCGAGGCCGTTGCTCTATTCGGCCCGGCGCTCTATCACCAAAATCCGATGGTCTTGGTTTCGACCCACATGCTTCCCGACATTGAGCCGGAGGCGTTTGGAATTTCGCGCCAAGACGAACAGGGGGTTCAGCAGTTTCAGCAACTGCTTGCCCAGGAGGATGCTCGCAAAGCAGTTCGCAAGACCCATGCCTCGTTGATGCAGACCTACAGCAACTGGCTGCAATTCGAAGGCGACAAGAAAGTCCAGTCGCGGCGAACGATTGA